GCGGTCGGCCCGGCCGTTCTCCCTGAGCGCGGAGGCGATGTTCTCATCCGCTATGCCGAGGCTCTTCAAGCGAGCCAGGTACAACGTCGGGCTGGAAAAGGCCATCTCCCCGAGGCGATCCGTGATCCAGCGCAAGTGGTCGCGGCCTGCAATAATTAGGGCAATGATGGAGAAAATATAGTGTAATCCTAAACCCTACCAACAAAGAAAGAGCCCTGATAAATTCAAGGCTCTTTTTCTTTTTGCCCTAAAAATATGGAAAACACTATGGAAAACATTTTACACATTTTTTACCGTCGGAGCGCACGCATTTACAGGCACCGAAACGCGCACTCTACGCTAAGGGCGAAGGGTTGTAAAATGATGTTGGAGGGAATTTGCTGATGCCGAACGAACTCGGAAAAATAACCATACCTTACACAAACGGTTATGTCGTTGTAGAGAATGTATCTCACGACGATGTAGATTGTATTATTGAACAAATCGAATGTGATCCCCAAGAAGAAATTCCCACCTTCAAAGAAGAAAGTAAATCTAATGAGCCAGCCGAATCATACGACATTTCAAAAAGCGAATTAAACCCAAGACAAGAAATGTTCTGCCAATTATTTGCCACTGAATCCGAGTTCTTTGGTAATGGCGTGCAGTCTTATATTGAGGCCTATGATATAGACCTGACCCGTAAAGGCGCTTATGCCATTGCCAGGGCCAGCGCATCAGAAAACTTAACCAAACCAAACATCTTGAAGCGAATCAACGAATTACTTGATGCCTCAGGCTTCAATGACAGCAATGCTGACAAACAGCTATTTATTGTGATGCAGCAGAATGCCGACTTCTCTTCAAAGGTTGCCGCTATCCGTGAATACAACAAGCTCAAAAAACGAATCGTTGAAAAAATGGAGCTCGCAGGCAAGGACGGTGGGCCAATTGAAACAAAACAAACTCATACCATCCCCAATACAGCTCTTGAAGCTCTCGGGAATGCTATCGCAAGAGCAACGACAGAAAATTAGTGAACGATCTTTGGCTTACTGGGTGCAGGAGTTCATAACACTTGAGAACGGTGTCAAATTCAGTTTTAAGGAGCATAAGTATCTGCTTCAACCGTATCAGGACCGGCACCCAAACCAAGCGCACATGAAGTGTACTCAGGTCGGCATAACAACGCTGGCCATACTCCGGTCAATGCATAGTTGCATGTCAATGTTTCCGCTGGGGGTAATATACTTCTTCCCCACAGACAGGGATGTATCAGATTTCTCAAAGGGCCGTATCAAGCCTTTGGTTCAAAACAATTCAGTCATACGCAACATAATGGCAGACACAGACGAGGTTGGATTAAAGCAGGTAGGCAAATCGTTCATTTACTTCCGCGGCATGCGATCAAATACGCAGATGAAGTCAGTGCCAGCGGACATGATAGTAGTTGATGAGAAAGATGAAGCGGATCCTTTAGCGGTTGAGATGGCTAAAAAGCGTCTATCTCATTCAAGGTTCCAACATGAGCTTTATCTTTCAAATCCAACAATACCCTCATATGGGATTGATCAGGACTTCCAGGAATCAGATCAGATGTACTGGCTCTTGAAATGCCCGCACTGCGGCGAATGGAACTGTGTTGAAGATAACTTCCCTGATTGCTTGATAAAGACAGCAGACACAGTCATTTTGGCATGTAAGGCGTGTCACAGAGAGTTGGACAAGAGCGCCGGCCAATGGGTTCCAAAGTTCCCCGATCGCAAAGATTTAAGAGGCTACCATTACAGTCAGCTGTTCGCTCCGCTTGTTAAACCGGCGGACATATACAAGGAATATCATAGCTCTTTGATTAAAGGCAGATTACAGACATTCTACAACCTGACGCTCGGATTTCCCTTCATCTCGGCCAAAGAGAAGCTGGAGAAAGAGCAGGTTCTTGATCTGTGTGACACTCAGTTCCCAAAGGATCCGTGGGTTGTTCCCGGGCCCGTGTTCATGGGAATTGACCAGGGCCGGGATCTGCACATTGTGTTCAAGAAGCCGGTTGCAGGGAACAAGATATTGACCTGGTTCGCAATAGAGCGCGACTTTGAAAAGATGGACCGGTTCATGCAGAAAGTTCAGACATGCGTGATAGACGCGCTGCCAGAGACCCGCAAGGCGCGCGAGTTCGCGCTCCGGCATCAGGGCAAAGTGTTCATGAACTTCTACAACGAGAATCAGAAGGGCGAGGCGAAGTGGGATGAGGAACAGTTCATCGTTCAGGAGAACAGGACAGAAAGCCTTGACGCTTCACATTCACTGTACGAGCACAAGCATAATGTTCTCCCACCGCGCAGTCCGGAAGCCGAAGAGTTCGCGGCACAGTGTGCAAATGTAGCAAAGAAGCTTGAGGAGAACACAGACACAGGATCAAAGCGGTTCGTTTGGGTAAAACTCGGAGATGACCATTTCAGGCACGCAGACAATTACGCATGTATAGCAATGACAACATATACGCCGTGCATGTCAGAAGTATTTGAAAACTTTAAGAAGTCGGGAGTAAGCGTAGCAAGTAAACAGGACTGGTAAGGAGAATTATTGTGAGTGAAGTAATGCTGAAGATGGAAGGACACGCGCTGATCGAGAAAAGCTCCGTGGCTTCGGTAGTGAGCATAGACAACACGAACGCGGATATCAAGAAGAACCACTACGATGTAGTTTTCATTTTAAAGGGATGCCAGCCTATAGCATGGTCATTCAACTTCAAGGACGCAAGGGACGCGGCATTAAAAGCAGTACAGAAGCATTTCAAAACAGAAGAAATTAAAGTTGAGGGATAATGAATATTATCAAAAAAATTGCCAACATTCCCTTTATAAAGAAATACATCTCTGAGGCTCCGATCAGCGAGATGTCTTTTTGGTCATCGCCATATTATGCGCCATCGCAGTTGAAGCCGTACAATCCGGACGGCCTTGTCAGGAAGAAGGGCGGGCTGGATGTATACCGCAACATGATGGTTGATGATCAGGTCAAGGCGGTTATGGCCATGAAGGTCAATGCTGTGTTGTCGCCTGGCTGGAAAATAGAATCGGCAAGCGAGGATGAAGGCGATGTAGAGATAAGCAAGTTCATTGAACATTGTCTTGACGACGGCATGAAGGGCGACTTCAAGAAGAATTTAACCAACATTCTTTCGGCTCTTATATACGGCTATAGCGTAACCGAGAAGGTCTATCAGAAGTTCGAGAAGGGCGAATATGCCGGCAAGGTTGGGCTTAAATGCTTGAAGACCCGGCCCGCGCATTCGTTCTACCTGCATACGGACGAATACAACAACCTTGTAAAGATAGAGCAGCTGACGAACTTAAGCGGCTCAATTTATTTTGAGGGAGACAAGCTTAAATACTTCATCGTATATTCCTTCCATTCAGACAATTCCGATTTCGATAACTGGTATGGCGTAAGCGATCTGAGAGCTGCATACAGGCCCTGGTTCGCTAAAGATATGATCATCAGGTTCCTTAATATCTACTCAGAGCGTTTCGGTATGGGCGTGGTTCATGGCAAGTACGCGCGCGGGCTCGGGAAGAAAGAAATAACAGATCTGCAAAACATGATCGATGGCATATCAGCAAAGACAAGTTTCCTTACGCCGGACTCAGTAAACTTTGAGATATTGGAAGGTAAGCGATCAGGCCAGGCTCAGTTCATAGATACTATCAAGATGTACGACACGGCGATTGCTCGGTCCGTGCTTGTACCTAATATGCTTGGTTTCACCGATAACGCTACCGGGACATACAACCTGGGTGAGAAGCATTTTGACTTGTTCATGATGATTCTCGAGAACATACAGAGCGACATAGAAGGCGTTATCAATGAGCAGATAGTCCGCGAGCTTGTGGATTATAACTTTGCCGATGTTGAAAAATATCCGGAGTTTAAGTTCCAGCCGCTCACGCAAGAGGACCGGCAGGAGCTGGCGAAGATATTCATTACAGCATTTGAAAAGGGCACTGTTATAGCGACTGAGGATGACGAGGCGTACCTGCGCGAGAGCCTGAATTTCCCTTCAAGGAAGAAAGAGGCTGTCATATTGCCTGAAAAGAAAGTCGCTAATCCGTTTGGTGTTCCCAGCCAGCAAGCGCCTGCAGAAGATCCGGAAAAAGGAATGAAGCCTAAAGACAAGCCGGGCGAGAAGGCGCCGGCATCGCAGAAAGAAGAAAAGCCGGATGATGAAGAGATTGAGGCCGAAAAGTTTCAGCTTAAACGCAAGCTTACCGATATAGAGAAGAAGGTTAACTTTGAGAAAGTCACCAAGTTCCTTGATGGCAGAGAATACGAGGTCGCTCTTGAACTTGGCAAGCTGATCACCAAGATGAAGGACGAGCTGGTCAGCACTGTAATAAGGCGCAAGATAATTGAGGATAAGGACTACAAGGAAGTAGACAAGCTGGACCTGAAGTATCTTGGCGACTTGCGTTTACTGTGGAAGGATGTGCTTAGAAAAGCGTTTGTAGATGGCAAGAATCAGGCCCGGGAGATGTTGCCTAAGTCGTATGCAAAAGCGCCGTCAATAGGAAATTTGCCCCCTAAGGAAGCGCTGGCATTCTTTGAAAGAAAGGCGTTCTGGTTAACCGGAACGGAGCGCGATTACATACTCAATAAGATTAAGCCGCTTCTGTACGACGGCATCAAGTCCGGACTTACTACTGAGGATGTGGTTTATAACCTTGAGGAGTTCTTCTCAAAATATGAAGTAATACAGAGAGATAGCCAGGGTAACTTAAAGCCTGTTGAAGAGATAGAGGGCCGCATCAATACGATTGTAAGAACAAATTATATGGACGCCTACAATCAGGGCAGCCTGACAATGTTCCAGGATGCATCCAGCATTATCGCGGCTTATGAGTATTCGGCGATCATGGATGGAAGGACAACGGATATCTGTTCAGAGTTGGACGGCAAGATTTACAAAACAAATAATCCGATATGGGTAAAGATCACACCGCCTAATCATTTCCAGTGCAGATCAATATTGATACCCGTTTTCAATGACGAGTGGGATGGCCAGGAAGACGCATTGCCAACTGTGCAAAGGGAGGCCGGATTTGGAGGATAAAACAGAAATTTTGATGAGGGAGTTTAAAAAGTTGATAACCGCGTTTCAAGAACAGAAAATGACCGGCAATGTTGCGATAAAGGTAAACTTTTTGGAAGGTGGCGTAACAAACTACAACAAGTTCGTAGAAGAGAGTTGTAGATTTAAAAAGTAATAAATAATTGGCGACTCGGAAAAACCGAAACCCAAATTG